CATCATACTTATCTTTTAATCTATCTTCCTCATCCTTATCCTTTGCTGTCATAGCTCTTTCAAGCAGAGGTGAGAGGTCACTTCTCCAACTCTCAAATCTTGCCTTAGTCTTTACCTTACCACCAGTTGGTCCAGGTACAAATTCACCAACATCAGAATCCTTCATGTCACTGCTGTTTACAGTGCCATCTACATTAGAGTCAACTCTCTTGGTTGCTTTCTTAGCAAGTTTCTTTAGGTTACCACCACCAATACTTTCTTCATCCTTTTTCTCCCCTAGGAAACTTTCGTAAGCATATCTGTCATCGGACTTACTAGTATCACCCTTCTTCTTAGCTATCTTATCAGCAACAGCATACATTATATCAGGAGCATCTTTTCCATACTTTTTCTTAAACCTATCTTTCTTCTTGTTTAAAGATTTGAGGACTTCTTTTCTTTTAGTCTCTTCATAACTGCCTTCACCCATAAGACTAGGACCCTTAGTCTTCCCTGCGGCTGCTGCCCTCTCACCTTCAGTAGCACCATCGGTTGCAAGATTTCTGACCTTCTTTGCACGTTGGGATTTTCTAATATCTGATGGGTCAACCTTTTCTGGCATTTTAAATGCCTCAGCTGCAATACCCTCATACAGATTCTTTACATCATCGATATTCGACATCTTATGAGCACAGTTTTCTTTTATTTATAAAAAAAGGGGGCAATGCCCCCTGTGACTTCAGTCTAATTCATTAGACCATTCTTTAAATGATGATTGACAATCTGGTGGTTCTGGTTCAGTAATGCCTTTAATCCTTTTCCACCTTTGGTGTAAAGCATTCATATGCCAGGACTGGGCAAGACTTTTAGGTCCGTTCTCAAGCAACTCTAATTCTTTTTTATTAGTAGTATATGCTTTGAGTTCTTCCCTCCATTCAGTCATAACTTAAATCCTGCAAAGGAATCTTTTTTAACATCCTGTTTGATACCACCTACAACATAGGACTCAACTTCGGTTTCTTGAGGAGCAACTTGAAGACCCTTAGAAGAAATCCAGTGCTCGGTCCAAGGAAGTGGATTATTCTTTGCTGGAATATCAAATACTGGTTTAATACCAATAGACTTCATGCGACGATTTGCAATCCATTCAACATAGTTATGAAGTAGTTTGTCATTAAGACCAATCATGGAACCATCTTTAAACAGATAGTTTGCCCACTCTTTCTCTTCATTAACACAATTACGGAAAGCACCAATCACCCACTCTTCTTCCTCTTTAGCAATTTCTGCCATTTCTGGGTCATCTCCTTGACGCCACTTGTTGAGGATGTTCTGAGTAATTCCAAGATGTTGGTTTTCGTCTCTGGAGATGAGAGAGATGATTTTAGCGGATCCTTCCATAAGTTTGAGTTCTCCAAACGCAAACGAGCAAGCGAACGAGACATAAAACCTGATGCCTTCGAGAATATTGACATTGGCAACAGCCCTATAGAGTTTTCTTTTTAATTCTTTTCTCTCCCATATAGAAGTTGGAGAATCTTTCCAATCTTGTTTCCATAGATTGCCAGTATCAAATTGATGTGCTGCTTGAATGAAATCATCATATGCTGCAGTTACAGATGCTGCACGTTCAATAATTCTCTCATCATCAAGAATAGTATCAAAAACTTCTGCGGCATCAGGATAAACGTTTTTGATGATATAGGTATATGAACGTGAGTGAATCATTTCCATGAATCCCCAAACCTCCATACATGCTTCTAGTTCAGGTAGTGAACAGTATGGGATAAAAGCCATCCCAGGACCACGCCCTTGTACAGAATCCAAGAGGATTTGGTACTTAAGATTGCTGGTAAAGATGTGCTTTTGTTCTGGACGTAGAGTCTTGTAATCAGATCTATCCTTCTGGAGAGAAACCTCTTCGGGTCTCCAGAAGTATCCGAGTTGTTGTGTCGTAAGTTTGTCAAAGATTGGGTACTTATAGGAATCGTATCTTTGTACTCCAAGTGGAGCACCAAAGAACATGGGTTGCTTCTTCATATCTGTCTTATCTGTATTAAAGACAGTCATCCCACTTACACTTGTCATCTTTTTACCTTGATTATTATCATCATCTGAACTAACTCTAAATTTTACAGGATTCACAGTCTTCTTCTCCTTCGGAACTTAAAATTTCGGCAATTAAATCTACGTCTTTTGATGCTTGTGTATCTTTTATTTCATCAGTTTTGTTATCATAGGTGTTCTGATAGTAACTGGTTTTCCACCCAAGTTTATATGTGGTCAAAAAGTCTTGTGCCATTACAGAAACTGGAACCTCATTGTCTGGGTAGTTCTCTGGATTATAGGACCAATTGCCAGAAATTGCTTGGTCGAAAAACTTTTGCATCACTGCAACGACATTAATATAACCCTCGTTAGAAGGCATATCCCACAACAGTGTGTAATTATTTTTCAACGAGGCATACTGCGGAACAATTTGCTTAAGGGGTCCTTTCTTTGACTTCTTAATGGACAAGTATCCTCTAGGTGGTTCGATTCCATTTGTTGCATTTGACACAACGGAACTGCTCTCCGAAGGCATTTGTGCGGACAACGTGCTGTGTCGTAGTCCGAATTCTTTAATATCTGCCCGTAGACTATCCCAATCATGCTGATATTCTATAGATGAAATTGAATCGACATCCTCCTTATATGTATCAATTGGAAGAAGTCCATCCGAGTACTTCGTGCGATTGAAGTATTCGCAAGCACCTTTCTCCTTTGCGACCTCATTTGATGCCTTAAGGAGATAGTATTGGAATGACTCAGACAGTCCATGAACTGCATCCCATGCCTCCTGAGAGTCATAAGAGAACCCTAGTTTGGCAAGGTAATGTGCCAAACCAATAAATCCTACTCCAAGGGAACGACGTGCCTTTGTAGACTTCTCTGCGGCAATCACTGGATAATCTTGATAGTCAATAAGTTCTTCAAGACCACGTACAGCAAGACTGCAGAGTTCTTCAAACTCATCATTATCTTTTACCTTACCAACATTGACTGCAGAAAGAATACAAAGAGCAATTTCACCCTCTGGGTCATCAATATGCTGAAGTGGTTTGGTAGGAAGTGTGATTTCTTGACACAGATTACTCATCTCTACTTTGTCCTTAAAGGAAGAGTGAGAATTACAGTGGTCGATGTTCATGAGATACAGACGACCAGTCTCTGCACGTTCTTTCAGAAGGTCCAGAATGAGTTCCTGAGCTCCGATAGTCTTTCTTGGAATAGAGTTATCTCGTTCATAACCCACATACATGTCGTCAAATCTATCAGTGCCAAAAGCATCATACAGACCAGGAACGTCGTGCGGGGAGAAAAGTGAGATTTCTCTATCGGTGATGAATCGTTCATAGAACAGTTTACTGATTTGAATACTGTAATCTAGTTTTCTGACTCGGTTGTCTTCGGTTCCTTTGTTGTTTTTGAGGACGATGATGTCTTCGATTTCTTGGTGCCAGATTGGGAAGTGGACTGTTGCGCTTCCACCTCGGATGCCATTTTGAGTGCAGCATCGGACAGTGCTTTCAAACTTTTTGAGAAATGGAACAACACCTGTGTGTTGAACCTCACCACCTCTGATTTTAGCGTTGATGCCACGGATCCGACCTGCGTTGATGCCGATACCCGCCCTCTGTGCAACATACCTGCCGATAGCCATATCAGAGCTAAAGATAGAATCAAGGGTGTCATCAGAATCAACAAGCACACAGCTTGCAAATTGTCGAAGTGGAGTTCGCACTCCCGCCATGATAGGTGTGGGAATGTTGATTTTGTGTTTGGAGATTGCGTCATAATACTTTTTGACGTAGGAGAGTCTAGTATCTTTGGGGTACTCTGCAAAGATAGTCAGAGCAATCATCATGTACATAAACTGGGGAGTTTCGTATACTTTCCCTGTGCTTCTATCCTGCACCAGGTACTTGTCAACGACTTGACGTAAACCCGCATAAGTGAATAGGTAGTCACGGTGATGATTAAGGTAATTACCACATTTGGTAAGTTCCTCTTCAGTATAGTTAGTAAAGATTGCTTTATCATATACACCCAACTCTACACACTTAGTAATATGGTCTAGAAAAACGGCATGTTCCTGCACCTTACCATTTAGGGATTTTCTAACTGCAAAAAGCAACAGTCTCGCAGCAACAAATTGATAGTTTGGATTCTCCAAATCAATCAAATCAGATGCACTCTTAATGAGAATTTCTTGAATCTCTGCTGTAGTAATTCCATCATAGAATTGAATACCAGATTGCATTTCAACTTGAGAAGCAGAGACCCCTGCAAGGTCCATACATGCCTCATCAACCATCTTATGCATCTTCTCTAGGTCGAGAGGTTCAACACGACCGTTCCTTTTAATAACCTTTGTACCGTTGCTCATACTTTCTTCCAAGTGCTAAATTTTAGTTTTGCTTCTAAACCAGAGAATATATTTGATTCTATCACGGACTGAACATTAAGTCCAGACAGAACCATGTCATTGATGTCCTTTTCCTGAATATCTTTTGGCCAGATAACTACAGAGTTTCCCCTGGTGATTGTATTACTGATTCGTTGGACAATCTCTCTATTGCGGGGTTCGTTATCATATATCCAAACAGTATTGCCAGTAACCCACTTACTAATATCACCGTCAGCTCCGCAAAGAGCAATCGAGTTTGGAATGAACGTACTGTCGAAAGGTCCTTCTGTAACATAAATCTTTTCTCCCTTTTTAATTTTATCGAGTCCATAAATTTTTGGAGCATCCTCCTCCAACATTATGGTAATGTATTTGATTTTTGATTGTTTCTGTAGACTTCGACCTTGAAACCCTATGATTTTCCCTTCGTTGATTAGTGGGATGATGATGCGTGGTTCGTCTTTGCCTACTGTATCGAAAGTATGTTTTTGAGTGTTTGTCCACTCTTTGAACTTCTCACAGTAATACAAATCACGGAAATATTCCTCAGGAATTTTCCTGTCTTCTAGATATTTTCTTGCCAAGTGTTCTTTATTTAGTTGAGAGATTCTTTGCAAATCAAATGCTTTCTTGGCAAAACTCGGCTTATCAAACTTGAGCTCAGGATTCCTAGTCTGACTACCCCTTCCAGTCAGTCCATTCTTATATCTTTCCATAATATACTGATCATAAAGAACAGTATCCATGTCCTTGAGGAAGTTTGTAAATGTTCTAGAAACACCACAATTATGACATTTAAAGTTATGGTCGTTTTTTAACTTATAGATATATCCGCGTGCTTTATTCTTCTGCTTCTGACTGTCTCCACAGTAAGGGCACCGAAAATTATAAAGACCTTCTTTCTTCTTGGCGAACTTAACTAACCGTGAAGATACCAGTCCAATGTACTTGGAATCAACGAAACTCATTATACAGAAGGGTACTACTTACCTTTCTGTATGATAACCGCATCGGATGGGGGTGTCAACAGACTTCTCAAGATACTTTGACCTGGAGCACTAACTAGACATGAGATGACTGTTAAGGCACCTGCAATGGTCCACATCTTCTTTTCTATAAGTCGAAGTCTTGCATCTATCTTCATTATATCTCTTTCACAACCCTTCTTTATTTCATCAGCTCTTCTATTAACTTCACGATGCACACTCTCTACTTTTTCAAATAGAACTGCATCTATTCTATCTTGCTTTTCTAATTTTTCATTATGGACAGCAAGAAGTTGTCCCATTTTTACGGAATTATCTTGTAGTGATTCAACAACTCTTTCTAGTCTTTCTAGAATAGCAGAGTTTACACTATTATCATCCATTACTCCACCTCTTTCTAGCACCAGGCATCTTACCTCTAGCAAGAATTGGTGGTTTCTTCTTTTTCACTGGAGGATCATCTCCTGCCTCTATGGTTCCAGCAATTTTACCACCACCAACATTATTAGTTGGAGCAGCAGCAGCAATCTCTTCTCTTATAATATTTAAAATGTGCTCTAATTTTTCCATTAGATTTTATTTAATTGTTCCAGACAGTATTCATCAAGATCTATATGATGCAAACTAGTAACTGGATAGTCTGGAAGTCTATCGAGATATACAATAAAAGTTTTTAATGTACTCCAAAACTCCTTATCTATTTTAAAAAACAATAATGGAGTCGCAGCATCACCAAATACGTTATACAAGATGATAAAATGATTTATTAAAAGGTGAGTTTTTAATTCACCTTTTTTCTTGTATCTTCTTAGTAACCGTTTTATCCACTTGAACCGTTTTAAGTCACAATAGAAATCATCTTGAGTGACACAATGCGGATTCTCATAGTTTTTAATAGCAAATAAAAGGTATGTATCCTCGTTCAATTCAGTAAATTTCATGTAGCATTAACTTATCATTCTGCGAATCTTGCGTCGTCATCTGCGTCAGCTGTAATGCTGCTGCTTGCGACTAGTACTTCACTCTTAACTCTCAGTTTTCCATGTGTATCAATGTAGGTTGTGACACCAACCCAACCAGAGTGTGCAACACCACCATATGCTGTGGTTTGTGCAACACCAACCTCAGTATTGTCGATACCGTAGATTTCATTTCCAGAATAGTTGCTATCTTCAGGGAGATAGACTGGTTGCTCTGAAATGTTATATGCAGTACCTGCGTTAACAGTTCCTAATACACCAGCAGTAGATACTAAAGTAAGTTGAGTTGTTGAATCAACAGACTTGATAACACCACTACCATTTCCAGTACCAAGAGTAATTACTAAACCAGGTACAACATTGTTGCCACTATTCCAAGTAGTACCATTACCAGTAACTACACCTGCGGCATCAACTGAAGTTACAGTTCCAGTCGAATACACCGTATCTTTGTTTCCCCAAAGTGCCATGTTCTCTATTCCGTATGAGTCATTTACCTTTTTTTATTTATAATAAAGTTTAGATACTAAAGGGGGGAGATCAATTCTCCCCCCTATGAGTAGATAGTATCAGGAATCTTCTCTTGTTTTAATTGCTTGTGTAACAACTTCAAGAAGTTTGTCATCCATATCGGTCTTGGTCAACTTAACCGCTTTAGCAAGGATAACAAGACAGATCTCAATGAGTTTCTCACCAAGTTCTTCGTTTTCTGGAATTTTTGCGACAGCATCAGTGATAATTTTCGATGCCAATGGGAGTAGAAATGAAAGCATACTATTGTCCTCAAATTTGGTCCCAACTATTTATCACCACTTAACACGATTAGCCCAATAAGCTGCACTCATTTTACCTTTGGCAATATTCTTCGCATGTCTAGATTTGAATCTAGAACGACGAGAAGCATATGCTTTAGATTCCCCTTTCTTTTTGGGTGAACCTTTTACACCTCTCTGACCGAAACGAATAATCTTTTCCTGTCCATTAGCACATGCCTTAACAACATGTGACTTTCCAGTGAGGGAGTTACCCACTGCTTGTGCTTTTGGTTTGTTGCACTTCATTTTGGACTTATCTATGCCCTCAGAAATGTCATCACTGCTGTCCATGTAATCTGCAACTGTATCAATATAATCAGTTGCTTTGGTAATTTTGGACTGAACCCAAGCAGGAAGTTCCTTATGATCGTTTCCTAACTTTTTACGAAGAGAAGCAATTGCTCTCTCCATAGTATTAAGTTGGTTCCTTGCCATCTTGCCTTCATAATCCTTAGATTCCTCCATCGGATTGATGGTAACTTTATTCTTACCCTTCATGATATCAACGATATCCTTTCTCTTTTTCTTCTTGTCTTCCTTCTCTTCAACTTCCTGAAGAAATTCAATTCTCTCAATAAGTAGTTGCTCTTTATAAGAGAATTCTTCAAGACCAAGAACTCTTCTCTTTGCCTTTTTAAAGTCAGTCTGACCTCCTCTTTCCTTGGTCAGTTTTGCTCTCAAAGCAGGATTTGCTCTTGCCGCCTGTCCCAATGAACTTCTACCCGATGCTGGTGTTGCAGGTCTATCAGACTTGCTAGAAGGTGGTAGCATTCTTCTCTTATCGAGAGAAAGTTTTAATGCGGGTCTCTTTGCTGCTGGTTTACCAACTCTCGATGTTCCAACTGTTCCTGTAGCAATCCTGGGCATACCAGTACCAGGAGCAACCGTTGGGGAAGAACCAAGCATCCTTTTCTTCATGCTACCAGGAAGCATTGGTTTACTTCCAGCAGCAGGTTTACCGATAGTTGGTTTCTTAGTTGGATCAGGACTAGATGCAGGAGGTAGTTGCCTACGAGTTGCACTCTGCCTTCCCTCTGGTGGTAGTAGACCTTTAGTCTTAGTACCACCAATCTGCTTCATTGCTGGTTTTGGTGGTGTTGGTGCTTTTGGTTTAGCAGGTCTTCCACCCTGACCAGGAGGTTTTTTATCAGGTCTTGATTCCGCAGCCTTCTTTCCCGCTCTAGTCTCAAGAGCACCCTTGATTCCTAATCCAGCAGCCTTAACAAGTCTACCAGTATCAGTAATAGCATTACCTGCTGCTTTTTGGAATGCAGTAGCACCACCTTCAGTAGAAGAAATTCTAGGTCCAGTTCCTAAATTCCTAAGTGTTTTTACTGCAGCAGCCTTCGATTTTGCTCCCTTATCTTTTTGTCCTTCTTTTTTTCTCTGGTCAGCATATTTTTTCTCTCTAAACTCCTGCTGCCTTTTTTGGAGTTGATACCAAGGAGATTCCTCTCCCTTTTTCTCACCTCTTTCTTTTCTACCCTCGTCAGCAAGAGCATTAATAACTTTATTAGCAGCTGCCCTCTTTGCAGCAGCAGTCCTTTTTGCTTGGAGTTTTTCCCTTTTTTCTCTCTTGTATTTGGCGTAATTGCTCTCAGCCATTTCAAATAGGTCTACTTTTTCCTTTTATTATTTATAGATTTACTTTTCGGATATGTATTGGGTACAATTCCATCAGTAAATTTATGCTTTCCCTCTCCTGGAGTGAGTTGCTGAAGATACTCTCGGTACTCATCAGTTCCAACTTCATGGACTTCCATGACATCTCTCAACCAACTTTTAAACATGATACCATCTTCAGTCACACAAATGAGATAGTTAGCACCACGTCTCTTGATAATACCTCTTAAACCACTACTAAGGTTTTCTACAATAGTCCCAACCTCAAATAATCCATTGTTCTTATAGTTCCATCTCAACCCATCACGGTCAAGTTCTGGTGCTATTTTCCATGCTTCAGTAACCTCAGTTGCTTCCATGGACTTCTTCATGGTTGAGAATAACTTTCTCTTCAATGCATCGGAGACTCCCATTGGAACTCCACTCTTAAAGTTTTCAAAATCATCCATTGCCACTGCCGTTCTCATAAGAGCAGCAGAACCAGGAGATTCAACATCACTATCTGGATCTTTGACCCCTGCAGAAATCACTTCAATATTATTAAACTCATATCCTTGACCCTCACCTTTATGAACAAGACTCTGGAATTCACCCAGTCTCTCTTGTCCTACAACTAATGTAATAGCAGAATATCCATCATTATATGTTGACTGAAGAATATCAAAGATAGTTCTAGACTCTTCACTATCAACAACGTAATCTGCATACTTAGGAAACAATTGTCTCAAATATTCAATCTTGGCAGTTGGGTTTAGTGGGTTTGACTGTGGGTCAGTTGCTCTACTTGGATAAATTCTAAACTCATACCCTAGTCTATTTGCCTGTGCAAACCCTGCCTTTAGAAGTCCCTCATGATTCTTAGAAGGTGGATTGAACTTACCAAGCACAACAACCAATCCATTTTCAGGTTCTTGCTCTGGTTGTTTTTCTACTGGTCTTACTTGTCTTGGTTTCTCTCTCTTTACTTCTTCACCAGGTTTTCCATCTACAGATTTAGTATCACCAGCACCAAAATACTTTAACTTACCATTTACAGTTTTTGCTACAAAGTTACCTCTAGCGTCATACCAGTCTCCATGTCCATTACCTTGGAGACCACGGTTCTTTGCTTCGGTAGACGCAAGTGTTTCTACTGCTTCTTGAAAAAAGTTAGCAAAACTCTTCATTAATATTATACCTTCGTATAGTTTATTTATTATTGTACTGTGCGGCAGCAATCGAGTTAAGTACAGAATCTAATGGTACTTCCAATATTTTAGCATCAGAAGACTTCGATGCTCTAGACGTTTTTTGCCCATTATCAAGAAAAACATTATTCCTCAACCTTAAAGGAAGTTGCCTCTGCTCTCTAATTTGAACTCTTCTTCCACTACCACCCTTTAATCCAGCAGCATAAATTTGCAAGAACTTACGAGAATCTTTTACTGGCACTCCACGGGAATCTGTGATATTGAGAAACTGGTCTGCTCTTCTTTTTCTGATTACAATATAAATCATGCCAGATTCAGAAACCATCTCCTTGATAGTGCTTAACTTACAATCATTAAAGTAAATCGTTCTATTTTCAACATCTTCATCTGGATTAGCAGCAATTCCACCAGTTATGTAGTGAGTCACAATTTCTCCAGTATAAAGTTGCTCACATTCAAATAGTGATTTCCTCATTCCTGCTGGAATTGGAATGTATAAGTTTGGAAGCATGAGTCCCTTTGCTTTCTTCCACTGTCTTTCTACTGCTTGCTTCTGAACTGGAGTTAATGGTTTATTTGCAGGTGTACTTCTAATTATGTTTAACACATAATCAATTGCCTTCTCAAGAGCATCATCAGTCTGTTTTTTATAAAAAGAAGCAACTTCACCCAGGACTTGATTCATCCACAAATTCATAACCTTGTTCTCTTTTGTGAAACTCTTCAATCCCTGCCCACAAAAGTTTCCTGGATTATATTGCTTACATGAAATACTATATTGCTTATTATTACCATCAATAGCAATAATATCAGCAGCAGACCTATCACCCTGAGGATTTTCAATAAAATTTGTTATGCTAAACAATTCACCACCTGAACCAGGTCCGACTGAACCGATACCCCTGTTAGAGAAAGATATGGTAATTGGTTCACCATTGCATTTCTTTTGAAAGTCTTTTACCACCCTTAAAAGATTTGCTTCTTGTGCTGACCTGGTTCCTCTCATATCAATAAAAAATCCCTCTCTATTATTTAGAGAAGGATTCTATATCAATATTAAAGGATAAACTTATTCGGTCTTCTACATTATTACACGTCTCAACACCATGGGATAAAAATCCTGGCCAAAGCATAATAACTCCTTCGGGAACTCCACCCGCAATCATCCTAGCAGATGAAGAAGTTAATGGATTGCTAGTAGCACATGGATTGGGGCTCGTGAAGAAAATATTACCATCATTTGATTGTCTCTTAATATAATATACTCCTGATATATGAGAATTACCATGGTTATGAATATGTGCGTAGTTTCCTTTACGCATACAAGTTAACCAAGATGAAACAATCTTATATCCACTAACTGGAACACCACACTCTCTTACATATGAACCAATATGATTCCCAAGTTCTTGATTGAATAGTGTGCATTCTTTTTCAATGAGAAAGTTTTCTTTAAAGGTGGGGTCAGACAAATAATGAGTATTCCCCCATGCCTCCTTCATATTGAAATCTACTTCATCCAACTTACCAAGAAGTTCTTCTTGAATGGCATCTTTGTTGTCAATAGGTTCTAAATGAAGATTGATTCCAAATACTTGCATCAGGTTCTTAATTTTATATTAAAAGTTACAGTAATTGTTTCCCTATCAACCTCATTGCTTGCAAACCCATGTGATAAAAATCCAGGAAATAAAAGTAAAGTTCCTTCAGGAAAATAAAAAGCAGATCTTACTAGTTTTCTATACAATGTATTAGAAGTGAATCCAGAACCAGAAGGGTTGAAGAAAATATTTCCAGTTTTATTATTTGCAGTAGGACGTTTGTAATAATAAATTCCCGTAATATCTGCATATCCATAATTTTGAATATGACCATAATCTCCATATTCAAACTTGGAAGACCAAGAATCCAATATGTCATAATTCTTTGTGAATTTTTTTAAGACTACATGATGCTTCTTTGCATATAATCCTACATGATGATCAATTTCTTGTTTGAATATTTTAAGATTATTTTTTTCAATAAAATTTTCTTTAAATGTTGGGTCTGACATCAAATGAGTTTTACCCCAATCAGGTTTTGTTCTCCAATTTACATCCTCTAATGCTGTTTTTACTTCTTCAGAAACTTGAAAATATCTTTCAGGTTTAGCAAAATAGAGTACATTAGGAAATAAGTCGATAGTTCTTTCACGAAACCAATCAGTATTCTTATTTTGTTCAATAGTATCAAATGTCATCTGTTTGTAGTGCCTCTTCAATCTGTTCGTCTAAATCAACAATCACATTACGGAGTTCCACAACTCTTGGTGGACAACAAGATGAATCGTAAGTATAGATTTTTGTATCTTGAAATAATGATTCACGAACCGCAGCAGCAGTTCTTACATCCATATTAAGTGTGATTCCTTTTCCACAAGTCATTTCAATTACCTCTATATTTTAATGGCCAAGTTATATGCAGTGTATAGCACAGTAAGGATACAAATCCAAAAACAAACAGAGCACTCATGAGTTTACCTCCTCAAATTCTCTTCCGATTTCTTTATCTAACTGACTAGATATTTCTCTGATTTTGAGAATGATTTTATCAGTAAAGAAACCAGGATGATCTCTTGTATAATCAGAAAGTGTATGACGTAGAATCACTGCATCATCCATATCCAATTCAAGATTAATCACAGGTCACCCTCCTTTCTATTTTCAGAGTAATGAACATCAAACTCTCCACCAGGATAACGAGACTTTAGTTTATCAACATTCATCTCGATAATTTCATCGATAGTAGTATCCAGTCCCATACATGCTTGAGCAACATACCACATGATGTCACCCAGTTCACGTTTCAGATGAAACATGTTCTCTTCTGTAACAGGTTTACCTTGGAAGACAATCTTCTTTACCACTTCGGTAAACTCACCTGCCTCAGCACACATGCCTACAGATGCAGTAAGCAATCGCTCGGAAGGAAATCCCTGCCCTTCCAGTTCTTGAACACGATATACGAAAGATTCGTGGTCTTTACTTTGCGTCGATGTAACCCCATTTACAAACTCAAGATATGCTTCTGTGTTTACGGTCATAATAATTTTTAGTAATTAATTTTGGTGTTATTAGATGGACTCTAACCATCCAGTGAGGATGTACTTATCACCAGATAGTGGTGGGTTTCCTCTATGTGGGTGTGTGAAATATGCAGGCCATAAAACAACTCTTCCTTGTTCTGCTTTTACTCTCATGCCCTGAGATAAAAACTCTGTCTCACCACCTTCATCAACAGTGTTAAGATACACGTTGAATGCACAAACTCGGAATCTATTTACAAGAGCAGCATTTTCCATGTGCCAAATATGGTATCCCTGACCAGGAGAAGTCTTTTGAATCTTCATATCATAGATTGAAAGACCATGCAGTTGTTTCAATATTGGGTATGCATTTCTGTATGGTGATATACACACGTTGAAAATTTGTTTCAAAAGTTCTGGTAGATTTCTAGTAAGTCTTACAGAATTTCTAACATTTTTATCATAAAGAGAAGCACTAACAGAAGTATCACTTATCTTCAAAGGTTCATCATCTCTCTCTTGGACCTCAGCTGGATGAGTAAGAATAAAATCTTCATAGTAATCTATAAGATTCTCACACATTTCCTGAGAAAAAACACCATCCCATACACCAATATGTTTATCCAAATCAATAGTCATGATTAAAACTTAAACCCCGAAAATTTACTTGTCTTATCCTCTTCTGGATCGTACTCTTCATCTTGACCAGAATCTAAGATATCTTTTTGAGCACTTTGCTCAACATCATACAACCTCATTTTTGCTCTGTCAATACCAACAACAAATCTTCTATTCATTGCAATATCATTATATCTATTTTTAAGTTGCTTTACCATAATCTGTCCAAGGGATTCAAGTTCCTCTGTGCCAATAAGGGCAAACATAAGATCAGCAGTAGCAGGGAGGCCAAAGGACTCACTAGTGTCAGTAAGGTCAACGTCAGAGCTACCATAACCAGAACGAGTGGTCTGGGTGGCAGATACGATAGGGACCGAGGCTTCGACAGCCAACCCTCTAAGCTCCTCTGCAATAGACTTAATATAGCTATATGAATTGATAGAACCACCCTGCTTATATCTTGAGGAAGCACATATATTAAGGTAATCAATGAAAATGATATCAGGTCTAAATGACTTCTTAAGTGCAAGTTCATTAAGAAGTGC